GAGGAAACGTATCTAAAAGAGTACTAAAAGATAGGGATTTTCCTAGATTCTACGACTACGATAGATTTTTCTTTGAGGCAGTAGAAGAGGCAGAAAAACAGGGGAAACATCTTTCCGTAATTAAGGCACGTCGAAAAGGATATTCTTATAAGGTAGGATCTATGTTGATTAGGAATTACTACATGTACAGAGAATCTAAGGGCTTCGCATTAGCCGCTGAGGCAGAATTCCTTGTAAAGGATGGTATCTTAACTAAGGCTTGGGACGGAATGGACTTTATTGACCAGCATACGGCTTGGTATAAGAAGCGCCAAAGAATGGATCAGAAGATGCACAAACGTGCGTCATTTCTTATGAAAGATCGTAGCGGGGTACAACTAGAATTAGGCTATAAGTCTGAGATTATGGGCGTAACCCTTAAGAACGATCCACAGAAAGCTAGGGGTAAAGCAGGTAAACTTATTATATTTGAAGAGGCAGGTAAATTCCCTAATCTTCTACAAGCATGGCAGATTGCTAGACCATCAGTAGAACAGGGCTCATTCGTATTTGGTACGATGATTGCCTTTGGTACTGGCGGTACAGAGGGAGCAGACTTTGAGTCTCTCAAAGAACTGTTCGAAAGACCTGCAGCATACAACTGTCTAGAGTTTGAAAATATATGGGATGAGAATGTTGCGGATAGCAAGTGTGGCTTTTTTATTCCACAGTACGCTAACCTAGAAGGACATTACCACAATCCAGGTGATCCAGATCATGGTAAGCCTTTTATGGATGAATTCGGTAATACGGATGTTCGACTGGCCAAAAGGTTTATACTTGAACAGAGACAGAAAGTAATAGAGAATGCCTCCGACAAACGTGCGATAGACCGCCATATAGCTGAACAGCCTTGTTTTCCAGGGGATACTCTTATAAGTACGGATAAAGGAATTCATAAGATAGAAGATCATCCAGATGCTTGGATAACAGGTAATAAGCTTACCTACGAAGTGATTACATCTGACGGAGTAAAATTCAGAGCTACCTCTAATCACGAGCTGTATGATGGAAAGAATTATAGACCATTAAGCGATTATAACGTAGGAGATAAGATCAAGTACTCTTCTACCATATTTTCAGAGGAGTACCAATATGTAGATATTAAAGGAGCAATTCCTTCATTAAATACCCAATTAAAAATAGATGAGGATTGGGCCACATTTCTTGGGCTGTATATGGGAGATGGGTCTTATTATGCTAAAGCGGGAGATTTGCAAATTGTTTTCGATGTTAGAGATGTAGAGAGTTATAATTGGTTTGAGAACTTTGCTAAGACTAATTTAGGAAATCCTATTATAAAAGATCACAGGCCTAAGAAAAATATGGTAACTGTTAATGTATATAACAAGGCCGCACAGAAAGTATACAATCAGTTAGGAATGCTTAAACAAATGACCGACGGAAGTCATAAAAGAAAAGTATGTGTACCAGACTATATTTTAAAAAGTCCTAAGTCAGTTGTCGCAGCTTTTTTAAAAGGACTGTTTGATGCTGATGGGTATTCTATAAGCTCGGGAACTTCTATAGGGTTAGGACTTAAACATGCGGAAGTATTAGAGAAAGTTCAATTCTTATTAAGGGGATTTGACATACATTCTAAATTATCTCAAAAATATAGGATAAATAGCAATGGATATACTTATGCAGAAAATAAATTAGGAATACGATCGATAGATGTTGAAAAGTATATATCTGAAATAGGTTTCTTATCTAAGAGAAAAATAGATAATATAAAGCCTAGGAAAGATAGGCTATCTAATAGAGATTACACTTTTGGAACCATCTTAAGTATAGAAGAATACTCTGTAGAGCAGGTCTGGGATGTTACGACAAAGGATCACACTCTGTCTGCTAATGGGGTATGGGCACACAACTGTACTCCTGCAGAAGCAACCCTTAACATTAGTACCAATATTTTTCCAAAAGCGGATCTTCAAAGACATCTTGCTTATATCAGAAACAATGAAAAGATTAGAGATTTTAAACACGTGGGAGAGTTGTATTTCGACTCCAATGGAAAGGTCAAATGGGAGCAAACTCCTAAGGAAAAGCAAAAAGACATTGTTAAGTACAAATTAGATAGGCACGATGATCCTACGGGGCAGATAGTTATTTGGGAACATCCTATGGATGATCCCCCATTTGGTATGTATATTGCAGGTATCGACCCTTATGACCACGATAAGTCAGGTACTAATTCGCTAGGATCTATTTTCATATATAAAAGGTTTCAGACTTTTGAGGAAAATTATGAGACTATTGTAGCGGAATATACGGGCAGGCCAGATACAGCCAACGAATATTACGAGAACGTAAGAAAATTGCTTATATACTATAATGCCACTGCCCTATATGAAAATGAAAAGAAAGGCCTATTCTTTTATTTCGAGAAGAACCACTGTACCTATCTGTTAGCTGATCAGCCTGGGGATTTGTTAAGAGATATTGTCAAAGATACTAGCGTAGATAGAAAGAAAGGTATTCATATGAATACTCCTATCAAAGATTGGGGAGAAGGGGCCATAAGAGATTGGCTGATAGAAGAATACTCCCCCGGTAAAAAGAACTTGACTAAAATCTATTCAGAAGCGCTATTAGAAGAACTTATTTCATATAACGACATTGGCAACTTTGACCGTGTAATGTCGTTTATGATGGTTATGCTGTATAGACAGCAATTGCATCACGTGCACGTAAAGAAAAAGAAAGACCTCGCCCGTAAAAATTTATTGTTTCCGGAACCAATATTTGTTGGCGAGATTATGCAAAAAAGAGTATTTAATTAAAATCGTTAACGATGGCAAGTAATATAGGATCATTGTCGATACCTATTCAGAAACTTCCTGCTAAAAAGAAGGACGAAACCTGGAGAAAATGTAATGTGGATTATTTCATATCTAAATATGATATGAGATATACTGAAGGCAAAACGCGCAAAGAAGCCATTAAGACCGCATACAATATTTATAATAGTGTATTTGACGAAGAAGATTTCAAGTATGTGACTGATCCTTGGAAGGTCAGAGAAGGATTCCCAGCCACTATACAGAATTTTAATATAATCAAACCTAAGATAGACTTACTACTTGGAGAAGAAAGTAAGAGACCTTATAATTTCAGAGTAATCCAAACTAGTGAAAATGCTACTAGTAAATTACAAGAAAAATATAAACAACTTCTGGCCCAGAAAATAATGGAAATCGCTGCTGCAGGTAATCCAGAAGATCCTGTAACAGACGAAGAACTTAAGGAAGTAGAAGCTATTCAAAAATATATGGAATATGATTATTCCGATATTGCTGAAATGGCCGCATACCATTCTTTAGAGTATCTTAAAGAAAAAGAAGAAATACAGGATAAGTTTATTCAGGGATTTAAGGATGGACTTATTGCTGGAATCGAAGCCCACTACGTAGGAATTGTAAACGGAGAACCTATTTTAGAGAGGGTTAATCCGTATTACCTTAGTTACGATAATTCCCCGGACGTGAGATACATAGAAGATGGAAGTTACGCTGTTTATAGAAAACGTATGACTATCCCAGCTATCTATGATAGGCTGTATGAACTCATGTCAGAAGATGATTTAAACAAGTTAACAGAAAAATACGAGAATTCTGTTAGAGGCTCTTCCAATGTTCCTGGAGATTATAATAAGATTGTATGGAAGTCTTTTGGTCCTATAAATGAAGATCAGGAATTTGATTCAGAATCTATAGATGTTTGGCATGTTACTTGGAAATCATTTGTAAAAGTAGGATTCTTAACTTATTTAGATGAAGAAGGAGAAGAACAGACTGATATAGTAAATGAAGATTACGAAGTTTCAGAAGGGGAAGACATTCAATGGGATTGGGTAACAGAGGTATGGGAAGGATATAGGATAGGGGATGATATCTATATAGGGATAGATCCAATTCCTAATCAACATATTTCTATTGATAATCCTAATAGCCAGAAACTTCCGTATATCGGGGCAGTATATAATAACACCAACACTAAATCTAAATCATTGGTTGAGATAATGAAGCCTCTTCAATATATGTATCTTATCTTATGGTACCGTTTAGAGATTTCATTAGCGAGGGATAAGGGTAAAGTTATCAACATGGACATTACTCAGATTCCTAAATCAATGGGAGTAACTACTGAGAAATGGATGCACTACCTATCGTCCATGGGAGTGAATTTCTTTAACCCTTATGAAGATGGCTGGGATGTGCCCGGCAGAGAAGGGGGTAAGGCTGCTGCTTTTAACCAATTTTCTTCCCAAGATCTTACTATGGCAAACTCTATAGCAGAGTATGTCAATTTGATGAATAAGATCGAAGAAATGGTAGGGGAACTGTCTGGAGTATCTAGACAGAGACAAGGACAAGTAACTAGCTCGGAATTAGTTGGCAATGTGGAAAGGGCGGTTGTGCAATCTTCTCATATCACTGAAATGCATTTCTGGATACACAATAGGGTCAAGCAACGTGCTATGGAGGCACTATTAGAGGCAGCCAAGACAGCGTGGACAGAATCTGGTAAGCAGAAATTGCACTATATCACTGATGATATGACTAGAATATTTCTAGATATAACTGAGGATTTCTTATATTCTGATTTTGGTATATTTGTAACAGACAGTACTCAAGAAAGTAGGAATTTAGAAGCTGTTAAATCTTTGCTTCAACCTGCTATGCAAAATGGAGCTTCTCTCGCAGATGTTGCAGAAGTAATAGCCTCTAACAACTTAACAGAAGTTCGACGTAAATTAAAAGATATAGAGCGGACTCGTCAAGAAAGAGAAGAAAGAATGCAGCAACAACAAAGTGAAGTACAGCAGCAGATTGTTCAGATGCAGTTAGAAGATAAGGAAGCTGATAGAGAAATTAAGCAATATGAAATCGACTCTAATAACGAAGTCAAGCTTATTATTGCTGAGATGCAATACGATGAAAGAGACATAGATAGAAACAGAGACGGTATTGCAGATGTATTAGAAGGAAATATAAAAGAACGAGAAATAGAGGAAAAAACTCGAATAGAGAATAG